GCCATTACAGCCTCCTTATAATCTCGGCCAAATCATCGTGGCCCTGCTTCTTCATAAGAGCCCAAATGGTGGTACGTTCACTTTGGGCCATCCTTTTCATATAAAAGATTAGTATTTCCTTCAATCTTTCTCTATGCGCTACCGCTTGATCTCGTATGACGGGAGGCGCATCCCTTGAGACAACCATTATTTTGTTTAGCGCCATTTCTGCTATTTCTTCTGCCGAATGGCCCCTGTTCTTGGACGTAAATACAATAGGATCTTGAACCCCACCCTGACTTTGACTGTCTAGCATTAGGCCACATCTCTCCTGAGACGGTCATATCGATACTGATCTCTAGTTTGCAACCCTTCTCCCAGATTCTTCATCCATTGTAGCGCCTCTTGGAATCGAGAATTATACAGTTGAAGAAGATCGTTTTCCCCCTTCATGAAGGTATAGGCCTCTACGAGGCTACCATATAACAAAGCTAATTCTGCGTTCGTTCCTAGATAACTCGTTCCATCGCCACTCGCGGTGATCGAAGTGGGACGATAAAAATAATGAACTTCCATCGTGTAGTTAGTGTCAGGCGTAGGTGCCAACAAAAAGGTCTCGTTGTCCCAGTCCGCGTAATACTTAGGCGTACCAGTGGTAGCCGGATTGGGAGTGTAATCCTGCAAAGCAGTCACTTGCTTATAAAGAAGAAACTCTTTGCTCGAGGAATTGATGACGCTTAAAGAGTTTTGAGAAAGAAAATCCGTGGGCTTCGAAAGATACTGGTTTCCAGAAGATGCCGATCCCTGAGAGGATCTCCTAAAAACATCGAGTTGGCACTCCTTCAAGATACGTTCTTCAGAATTGATAATGAAGCGAGACAACTGATCTACAAAAGTTGTCTCCGTATTTTGCGTGTAATCTTGGATAGCTGTTTTTAAGGTTGTAAATGTAAAAGCCATCTTATGCGCTCACTGTTACGGGTCCAGCGGAAGAAAACCCACCGCCTCCACGGATACTTCCAGAGGTTGCGGTGCCACTTCCAGACGTAAAGCTGTATCGATCATCATCCACCTTAGTAATGGAGAACCCATCCCCATCCTCAAGGGCGGCTGCCGTAAACCCATCAAAGGGTTCTACCTTCCTAAATCTCACAGTATCTCCTGTGCTACGGCCGTGACCGGGTTCCGTAACGGTAATTACAGCAGATCCACTAGCGCCAGATTTAAAAGCATTAAACGGAAGCAAAACTTCCACGGCGGGTTCTACTCTAGCGGGGCGACTAACACGCAAAGCTTGAGGGTCCGCAAGTACCCGGCTAGGTTCTAGTTGAGGTTGCTTGGATTCATATTCATCTGGCCCAACGAGACTACCGTTCCATTCCAGAATCATTGACCGAAGAGGATAGGCTCTTCCAGATCGGTCTGAAATTCCTAGTGCGTATTTTCCAGAAGCAAAGCGGGGCATTAGGCTATGCTCAGAGACGAGTAGGACGGAACTAAGCGAAGAGCCGTTCTCTCCCCGTCTTCAGATGCGGCTCTCTGAAACTCTTCTTCATATATATCTTTCAGAAGGCCTATCCTTTCTGGAGCCTTTTTGACAGATATATAGTACGCCAGCCCAGCTATAAGACAGGGGAGAAACCTGAAAGGAACATCCGCTGTATTAACTCCAGCATCAGCATCTTCTATTCGCCTGATTCTATAGTAGATGAGCTCGTCTGTTGAATTTTCGGGAGAAGGCCACAAGGTTATCGTGGGGGTTATCAAACGATTTACATAAAATTGCGAGGGCCGCGCCTGATTCGTCTTATCAGGCGTAGATAAGTAATCCCCTCTATTGATACGACTGATTGATATGTCTGTTCCGCTTCTTCGTATAACGGCTTCTAAAACATCCACAGTGGACTGAGTATCCACCAAACTAGGATCGGCACTAATAGTCGTACTGGCCGAACTACTGGACCCCGTAATAGTTTCGCCGGCCGTAAAAGATCCAGAAGGAACCGTTATAGTAATCGTTGTTGAAGAAGGTTTCGTTATGACGGAAGCAGTGGAGCCACTCGTCCCCCCTGTTATGGTTTCCCCCACACTAAGGTTGGTTGAAGCTCCAACGGTAGCTGTTATCGCACCTATCGGATAAGTCGCTACGGAAGAAGAGGTGGATAACTGGGCTAAAGATTGGGTGATCTCCTCCACGGTCCATAGATTGAGTCCTCTATTGGACCATTCAGCAAAGAGAATATTCAAAGATCGTCTAGCAGTTTTAGCGTCGTATCCTGTTCTAAATTCTAGACCGCATCTTTCAAAAGCCTCTTCTGTGATTTCGGCCATGTCCAGATTGAAGTCAACCGAACCAGAAGTTGCCATCTTTATCACCCATCTCTACAGGGCCAGCCTTATAGCTACAGCTAACTGACTCAAAATTAAAAATCCGATCCCCCACATTAACTTTATCACAAAATCGAGGGACTTCTGAACATGGCGCAAGTCGTTATTCTTTATAACGTCTATCCTCTCAGAAAGAAGCTTAATTTCCCCTTGAACCTTAATCAGATCAAGTTCGTTCTTTCTCTGAAGATCCTCGCCCATTTTAATATTGCTTCAGGCAATAAAGAACTATCGAATACGTGTCTCCGCTACTGTGACCTACAGTAGTGAACTTTATATCTCCCGTGTTGCCCCCTGAAGCGGCAACATTTGGAAGACCGCTCATATCCGAGTACTCCAAGGTATCCGAATAATCCGCTGGAAGTTGAGCTGCGATAACATTGGTAGATGCGTTCCAAAGAATTTTCACGCCCATGCCAACATTAGTGAAGACAATCTTTTCGATGCGAACACCTGTGCAGGCTGTCCCATCTTGCAGAGAAGAAAGTGCGGAGACATCCACCTTAGTAACAGCGGACTCCCCCGTCCCATCACTTGTGTTAGTACAATAAAAAATAGCCTTTTTAGGACCATCCTCTACCGTAGTAGCAGTTACAGCATCTGCCATTTAATCCTCCTGTAAAAGGTGGGGGGGAATAACCCCCCCAACATTACTTACTCAAACGGGGTGGCTAAAGTACCGTCCCCATGGAGGAAGGCTTCGCAATGCCATACAGCGGCGGTAGTCGCTTTCAGACGAATAATTCCGCCTACAAGCCAGCCTTGGGCCGCTGCTCCAAGATCAATGGTATCATCATTGCTGGCGTCAGGAATAAAGGTGTTATTATCTTCGGCCGTCGCTGGGTCAAAAATTGTTGCAAAACCAGAATAAAGATCACTGGTGTTTTGCGTATTAATCTGACCCGCTCCCGTGAAGGTTGTGCCTACGATAAAGGTATAGTTTAGACCTGCTGCCGCTGTAGGCAGTGTAACAACAATGCCAGCAGCACGGTTAAGGGTGAACACGGCACCGGATTGCGTTGTGGCAACCGTATAAGTCGCGTCTTCAACAGAAACTATATTGTCATAAGACGAGACATAACCCGTGGTAACTACGTTACCGCTAGTGTCCACATCCCAATTGGTTGTTACGGTCCCTGTCGTAGAATTGACTGAAATCTGTTCAAAACCGTTTTCAGAACGAACGGGACCATTAAAAGTAGTATTGCCCATCTTGGCTCCCTCCTTACAAAGGATTTACCCTAGTGTCTTGTAAGCGTCTGCTGGGCCAGTCGCTAGGGCTATGAGTCCCAGAAAGAAGGGGAGAGGTTGCCCTCTCCCCGTACTCTTTAGGCGCCAGGTGAACCGAAAACGCAACGTGGATCAGAGTAACCGAAGCTATAACGCTCACGGGCTTTGAACCTAACATTGCCTGTATCGAAGTCACCTTCCATCTTAGTGGACATCGGCATACGCTCAAAGTGGAGGAAACCACGAGGAGCATCTGTTTTGATGAACCAGGCGTCGGTGTCCGTAAGATAATGATTAACGACATAACCCTGTGGGAGCATACCCATGTTCCTAGTGGCGTTTACATCGTTATCCGCTGAACCAGGACGAAGAGTTGATTCGAGCAGTCGATCTGCAACAAATTGCAGTGCCGGCGGAACGATCAGCTTATTGCCACGAACCGATACCTTGAGGCCTCTCTCATCAACAAAGGCAGCAATGTCGATGAGTGCATTCTCAAGACTGGTTTCGTTAAGGTCTGCGGCTGTGCTGGGCTCATTGCGAAGATCGTTGTTGTTCACAAGAGGGTGGTCCGTTGCACAGAGTTCCTTACCATCACCACCAGTAAAGGTACTGTCAAAAGCGTTGTTTAGTGTAGCGGCACCTTTAACTTGTTTGGTGTTCGCCATACTACGGGCCAAAGCTTTCGTGTACCGGGACGCAAGACGATCATAGAGATTATCTTCAATCGCTTCTTCCGTAATCGAGAAAGCAAGAGCGATAGTCTCATGCGTATACCTGGCGGTGTACGCTTCTTGCGCGTCATCAAACGAGATAGCCGTACCCTCGGCCTTCACAGGTGCTGTTGAGAACCCTGAAAGCATGACTTCCTCTTCAAAAGCGCGTTCTGAAGATTCCATCTCATAGATTTCAGCTGCTTCGTCGTCATACCTAGCGTACTCAAGGCCGAAAAGGGCACTGAGACCAGGTTCTAGCTCTTTTGCTAGTTGTGCTCTACTAATAGCCATTTTTCAAGCCTCCTATACGCCAGTGGTTGAAGGAGTACCAGCTGCAATAGCACCGTTGTTGCTATTGAAGTGGTTATTCAACCGCACAATTGCCCCGATACCAGCTGCTGAGAAATCAGCATTTTCTGGATCATCGACCCAACCTACGATACGCATCTGCAAAGCTGCCGTGGTGGCAATCGTACTGATCGCAAGGCGACCTAACGAAACACCAGTGGCATCCGTGCCAGTGATCGCAGTTGAGAAGTTAGCGTTAGCAAACACAGCAGCTCGCGCTGTTGCTTTGCTGGTCCACGATGCGTCCGTTGCAATAACGTAAAGCTGCATTGGATCATCGTTTATAAACGCCTTAACGGGGTGGTTACTATCAGCCCCAGAACCGGGCCAATAGTTCTTCCAGACAGTTTTCCCAGTGGTAGAATCCACATACTCGCACCCCTGAAAAACGCCCAGCATACCAACTGTACCGCCAGCCGCCGCGCCAGGAGCGTCGATATAGCCGGTGGAAAGAGGTATCACAGGCTCGCCATGATACAACTTATTGGTATTGCCGTTTGCAATTTCATAAGCGGAGTATTGGGTCATACCAGTGGAATTAGAACCCCCGCCCTGTTTACTCAAGGGACGAAGGCCAAAGCTTCCATTAGAATTAGCCATTTACTATTTCTCCTGGCCCTCTTCTTGAGGACCTCCAAAAGTTACACGAGTCTGCCTCTCAGGCTTGCTGATAGGCATCGCAGGGTGTTGTTCGCGAGCTAAGTCGTTATCAACAGCGGTCATTTGATTGTGCGCCATGCTGCGAAAATATTCACTGCGTTCTTCAACAATCTCGACCGGAACCCTGGCTAGGAGAAGACCTCCTACACCAATCACACCAGCATGTTTTCCGTCCTCGATGGTAGGAATATCAAAGTCGGGAAATTCATCACCACGTACCAGTTCCCAACCCTCACGGGAGCGAGCCGCTACATTCTTACGGTCATCAAAACCCATAACCTCTGCTCTTATCCACCGATGCCTATAACCTTCTGGTGCAGGTGGTGCGTCCAACATGGACGGTGGTTTCCAAGGTTCTCTGCGCGCTTTTTTAGCGCGAGTCTCGTTTTCACGAGGCGTTCTCGTAGACTTTTGGCGAGCTGTGTTCTCTATAGTCATGACTAATCCCTCACGTATTTTGCGTATTCTTCAAGCGGCACATTTAACCTCTTTGCAATCGCAACTTGAGAGGAAGTTAATCGCACAGTTTTCCGTCCACTTCTGTTGCGGGACGCGGAAGCCTCGGCTGACGCTACCTTTCGGCTTCCCCCGTTACTTTTAGACTTCTGATCAAACTTCTGTGGGAACTCTGATCGCAGTCTTTTATCGATCTCAGCATAATACTCATCAGATTGAGGATCAAATCCTTCGTCCTCAATCAATCGCCTGTGTATACCAAACGCGGCGTATGTCATAACTTCGTCCTGGCCAAACCAATCATTTTCTTTGGCCCAAGACTCCGCTCTCGGATCTGGAGGTGGCGCGGCTGGCGCGGGTACAGGATCTGGAGGAGCGGTCTGTTCTGGTTTCGGCTCCTCCGCTGTCTCCGCTCGAACAGCTTTTAGAGTACCCTTCTCCACCGTTAAATTGGCTAAGGCCTCTTGGGCATCGACAATCTTATCAATATCCCCTGTTTCATGAGCCTGCTTCAAAATTTCTTTGGCTGAATCAATCTGATTCGTAACACGGCTTTCAAACTGCTCTTGATACCCCTTGTCCAAGGAATCAATGCGGGTTTTGAGGTTCTCGTTCTCTTTACGAACATTTTCCGCATACTCAATAGCGGTCTGTTTCTGGCGCTCCTCCTCCCTAAATCTTTTCGTTAAATTATTGATCCGGCTTTTTACACCTTCACTGTAACTTTCCAATTCGTCCGTAGAATCTTCCTTCGCTTCAACCAAGCTTTCCTCTTCTTGCCCCTCAGAGGAAAGATCAACATCAACGGGATTCTCTTCGTCGTCACCGATATCAATTTTAGTTTCTTCAGGCATGGGTATTCTCCATGATTTCCTTCGTAGTGTGGTAATGCGTGTTAAACATGTTTAATGTCATCGGGCTCAAGGATTGTCGCTATCACTTCGTCATCGTTAATGATGCGAACTTCTCCACCGTCAATTTTAAATCTGGCTCCAGCGTAACGACCAATACACACCCAGTCCCCCTCCTCGCACCAAGGACTTTCGTCTGGGCCAAATTTCGCTGGATCCTTATACGCTAAAGGGCCGGCCCTCAAAACATACGCGACTACCGTGGCCAAAGCCTCCCTGTCTCTAACCGCATCAGGAATGTGGACGCCCCCATCTGTCATGGCTTTACCCATATAGGGCATAACAAGAAGCCGCCACCCAGTGGGTTGCGGCAATCTTTCCTTGAGCTTTTTGGAGACAAGGGAAGGATCCAGTACTTTATCCTCCTTGTTAATATAAGCGACCGACAGAGCCGCCTCTTCATTCTTCTTCTGCGAATCCAGAACATTTTCTGGAACGTAAAGGGTCTTTGTCATTCGTCCTCCGAAGATTGCAGGAGATCCTTTATCTCCTGTTCAGCAAACTCTAGTCCTTTGAGTTCTCCCGTCAATTGCCTGTAAGCCTCCATATCTTTTGGTGTGCCATGGAGAATGGCATCTTTAGTAAGTTCTATGCGACCCTGTATAGCTTTTAAGATGGAATATGCAAAGGTCGTTGGATCAGCCATTTATTAAAAGGACCCCGCGAATTTTTTTCCTTTAACGGCACCGCCTTTGGAATACTTGACAGGACCGCGCTTATTAAAATTCATACCGCCGTGCATGTAGCCTAGTTCATCGACAACTACACCGCCCATGTTTCTAGGTTTACTGGCTTCGCTCAAGCCCTCTAGATACTTTGCCTGATCACCGGCACGGCGAAAATCACCCAGCGTCGGATTCTCTGGAATTAACTCACCAGGGTTAGGACCCCTCGTAGATTCTTCTATAAGGACTTTAAAGCTATCTGGCGCCCCGTCACCATTTGCGTCGTGAGAAACTACAAAACCGCCTACCTCAGAAGCATACTCTTCTGCGTCAGCTTTTTTAGTGTATATGATATCTTGAGGCATCAGAAAGTCCTCACAGGTTTGCCGCGACCGGACATTGCCATGCCGCCATCGTTGCGCTTCAGGTACTTTTCGTATTCTTCCGTAATTTCTTCAACACGGGCGCGATCCTCATTAGAAATTGTTCTACTGGACTCATTAAGCATCCTCTCAATTTCTTTCTCTAAC